CCTGCGCCAACACCGGCTATTTCAACCTCTTGGCTGACGGTGACGTCAACATTGGTTAGTAGTTGGATGACTGCGTAGTCGTCCAGACGCATGGCCCGGACGACGTACGCAATCTCCGACATGGCGTGACCGTGTGCCTAGGGTTAGGCGACGGTGATCTTCTGCACCATCGTCGAGTCAGCGACGAACAGGCTGGCGTAGCCGTAGTACGAGAAGGTGCGACCCAGCGTGGACGGCGCCTCGACGGACATGAGGCCACGAATCTGCTCGTAGAACTCGATGGCATTTCCTCTCGCGAGAACCATGGTCCCACTGGCGAAATTCGCGTCCACCACCAAATTCAACCCGAGCGGGTTCAGCGTGTTGTACGACGTGATGTTCTGGGTGCCCATCCCGTTGACGCCCATGAGACCGGCGGCTGCGGCGTAGGGAAAAACAGGTCTCTTATCGGCGTCCAACTGCTGCGAAATTTTCCGCCAGACGTCAGGAGCGACGAAAAGATGGTCGGGCAGGAAGCGGGTGGCGACGAGGATGGACTCTGCGACCTCGTAGAGGGTGCTGATGAGGTCGGTGGGGTCGGTCTGGTTGACCGTCCACGTCACGCCTGATGCGACGCCCTGCGCCACGATCTGGTCAGCGGCGAGGTTGTCCGAGGAAATGAGGTACTGCGACGCAAGATCACGGAGGATGATTTCCATCGCGCCCGGGCTAGTGAAGTCAACGTCCTGCACCGACAGGGTGACCTGACCGGCAAGGGTGGTCTTGCTGACGACGTTGGAGGCGATGACGGGCGTGGTGGCCGACACGGGGTTCAGTTCCGGGGTCTGCGCGGCGACGCTGGTGTGCGTGGTCCACGTCGGACGAATGAACGTCTTCTGGTTGCCACCGTCGGGCATGGCGCGGGCACCGACTGCGGCGACAACGGGACGGACGTAGTTAAGGTCGTCGAACACGGGGCCGAGGACCGGCACCGGGAGAAGACCGGGGGTGTCGGTGGTGAGGACGTCGCCTGCGGCGGCCTGCAGTGCGGTCTGCTGTCCGCGGGCGGCCTCGACGAACGCCTCGTTGACCTTGCGGAACGTGTCGCCACCGATGTGGTACGCGGCGAGGTACTCACCTGCGGACGGCATGGCGAACTTGCGCTTCGGCTGTGCCGGAAGTGCGGGGGTCGGAATGGCTGCGGCCTCGACGACCTCTGCCTGTGCGGGTGTTGCTTCCACGGGTTCCTCCTCTGGAACTTGTTCGGGATCTGTTTCGTCGGGGTCGGTTGCTGCTTGCGCGGCTACTTCGGTGATGGTAGCACCTGCGAACGCCGGTATGGGGACAAGTGACAATTCCATCCATTCCGCCTTGGTGACGGTAATGCGGCCCTGCTTGTCCTCCGTGAACTCCAGCGGATTCACGCCCACGGACACATCCATAACGCCGTCCGCAGCGAGAATCAGCGCCTCGTCCCCGAGGGCGGTGCGGGAAATCCGCATAGATGCAAGCATCGCTTCGTCGGTGTCGACACGCTCAGCGACGATGCCGATGGGCATGGTCGAGTCGTGGTACATGAAAACGCGGGGTGCGCGGCCGTCCACCGGGAGGCTGCCGGGCTTGAACATGACTTCCTGCCCGCCCGAGACGGTTGCAAACACGTTGTACGGGACGGCAATCGCGTCGATGCGGCGTTCGCCTTCCTTGTCGCCGGCTTCGGCCTTGACGGTGACGGTGTCAGTGGTGAAGCGGATCATGCCAGTTCCTCCTGTGTGTTTTCTTCCACGTCAATCATTTCGCGGCTTGTGTTTGCGTCGTCCATTTCGCCCAAGTATTCGTCGTAGTCAAACTCGATGAACGTGCCGTTCGGCAGAACGTTGTTTGCGGACAAGGTTGCGGCGATAACTTCGGCGTATGCCTTAGTGCCGTACAGCCACAGATCCCAGCGCGACTCACGGCTGTTCGTGTATGCGTATGAGCCAGTGGGGACACCCAACAGGTAGGGCGGGATGTTGCAGATTTGCGCCATCTGCAAGGCCGAAAACTGTGCCGACTCGATAAGCAACATCTTGTCCGGGGTGGCTGTGGTCGGTTCGTAGGTCAGGAACTCGTTGAGAGCGGCGGTCTGGTTGCTGGCGCGGGCCGCGTTGAACGCTGCTGACAGATCGGCTAGTTCCTGTGCGCTAAGGGGTTCGCCACCGACTTGCCTGAGGATGCCCGAGGGGATGGATGAAGAGGCGTTTCGTAGCCGGGCGTCCTCGATGCGTAGTGCGGTGGCGATTGTTTGCTCAGACGAGTAGATCAGTCCTTGTGTTGAGCCGATGAACTGGATGACGTTTACGGGGTCGAGCATTTCGCCGTTGAAATACAGTTCGTTGCTGGGTGCGTACCAAACGGGGCCAGCCTGATCGGGGGTGGTGATGGACCCGGTCGGGAGGCGTGTGAATGATGCGGGGTAGCCGTCTTGGGTGCGGCTGGTGACGTACCAGAATGCGCGGCCGTAGAAGAACAGGTCGTCGAATGTCCACGAAATGAGGGTTTCGTAACTGATGGACGGGTCGGGGCGGCGCAGCCATGACCGGGGCGCCAAGTATTCCTCTTCCATTTCGCGGGTGTCAGGGTTCCACCGTTCGCGATACATGGTCAACGGCATTGCCGACAGGACGTTTGCGTGAAGGTCGCGGGCACGGCTGATGGCGGGCACCTGCATCGCCCGGTTGCGGGCCTCACCTTCTTGGTAGGTGTAGTACTGCCCGATGAGGTTGATGCCGCCAGCGTTGGGGTTGTACCCGCCGACAGCGGCGCGGACCTGCGGCTCAACCGGCGAAATCTGGGCTTTGGTTTCTTTGCGTGTAAACAGTGCCATGAGAGATGTTGCGGCCTCGCCCGACACGGGGCCACGCCAGCACCATACAGCACTAGGAAACCACAAGCATGGGTTTCTGTTTTGTTTGCGGACGGCTCACCAATGCGATAGCCCACACCGCGGTCCGTGCCACCTCGATCGGGCCGGGAGATTTTTGGCTGGACAGCACATACCCTTGCGCGGTCTTGACACCTACGGCACGGTTCATGTGTTCCGACAGGGTGCGAGCATTCGTGTGAATGACGCGCCCTTCCTGAATCATCGAGCGGACAAGGCTGGTGAACTTGAGTAGTTCGCCGTAGCCGACAAGGGCGTAACGGCGGGCATACTCCGGTGGCAGGTGCAGTTCCAGTGTTGGCGTCACCGCAAGGTTGACTGAGCGGTCAGCCATGACGCGGGCAACCTGTTCCCACATGGCGTCCTCAGAGTCCACCACGAACTCAACGTCCACCATGATCTGGCCGTCGGCAACGGTGGCGCGGGTGCCAACGTAGCGGGCCTCATCCACAGACGAGTCAATGGCTAGTACCCCGCCGGGCGGCATCGGGCGGGTGGTAGCGCAGGACTCCCATACCCCCGGGTCGAGCATTGCGCCACGGGTGGTAATCCACTGGTTGAGGTGCGCCCGCAGGAAAGACTCCTTCTTGGACGCGGCCCGCAACGCCTCAATGGTGACGGTGGTGCCCAGCGCTGGGTTGGCCCACCCCCACCACTGCTCGTCCTTGGGGTCGGCCCCCATCGGCATTGACCATTCCGCAAAGTAGGTGTCGGTCTGGGTGCCGGCGTCAATGTCCGCCAACGCTTGTTCTCTCATGTGAATCATGCTGTGGGAACCCATGTCCCCGGCTGTGGAAAAGCAAGCCAGCAACGGGTTGGGTCGGGCAATCATTGACGGCCTGAGCGCGTCGTCCATAACCGACGGGGCAATGTTCCACAATTCATCCACCACGATCAGGTCATACGAACCACCGTGCAGACGGGCAGACGCGGCGCGGATTTCCCACGTTGACCCGTCCGGCATCGTCACCTTCTTGCGCCCAATGGCCTGCAACTGTTTGCCCCCGAACCGCTCCACCAGCACCGGGGCCAACGCACTGAAGATGGCTTCGGCGCGGTCTAGTTGGTTGGCTGTGGAAAGGACGTGCTGGGGTCGCCCAACCATTTGCGCGTAAGTAGTCAAATAAAACCCTATGAGGCTGGTCAGCAATACAGACTTGCCCTGCTGTCTAGCCGTCGAAACTAACGCCTCGCGCCGCAGCAACCGCCCACCGTCATGCTCCAACATCCCGGCAACCGCATACGCCTGCCACGGCATCAACGGCATGAGATGAGCCGCAGCCCAAGCCTCCACCTGAGGCCCAAACGACTCATCCCCAAACCGTGCCGTTTCCAATCTGGGCTGCTCCCGACCCATCCCAGCCAGTCCCCGCTGATCCAAGCCGGTCAGGGCTGGTTCGGGCTGGTTCGCGAAAAAGAGAGCGGAGGA